CATAAAGAACGTCTGGTAGCAACCACGCAGGAAAAAAAATAGACGTATACGCCGCGCTCCCTCCTCCTCCGCCACCACCCCCGTTAGTAGTAGATGGTTGTCCAGACAGTCGCCCTGATGCACCACCCCCTCCGCCACCCATTACTAGCATGTGTACAAAATTTACACCTCTTGGTTTAGCCCAAGTAGCCCAACCCGCGCCAGCGCTAGGTGAATTAGCATAAAAAACCTGTTTATCAACCTTCTGGTTTGTTGGAAGATTGTTAAAGTCAAGCATTAATACGATCCTGCAATAACAGTTGGAGTCCAACCAGCTGTAAGAGTTGTGCCTGAAGAAATACCAATTACTATGCGATAACCAGCAGGTAAAGCAAAGTTCATGGGGTAGTCAATATCAACAGTGCCCGCTGTTGTTGAAGCGGTGGTTGAAGGTAAAGACAGTTCTCCATAAAACGTATTGTTTGCTGCAGTGGTATTTGATGAGCCGTTATTTATGTAAATGCGGGCAACTGCAGCAGAATTTGTTCCCACCGCCTTGAAACGAATACGCTGAACAAAACCGCCATTAGTTGCATTGGCTGTAAAGGCAACTACGTTGTTTGCGCCTGTACCTGTGTAATCAGTGACAATTGCTGTAATAGCAGAACCAAGACTTATTGCCCCTGCGTTTGAAAAAATTGGTGCTGTATTTGCTGCCATAAAAGCTCCTTAAACCATGTTCCAGCCTTGGGCTGTTGTTACTATCGAATTGAGGGAAATTACTGCCTCTGCTGGGTATGTTACAAACACATTGACCGTGCCAGAGAAAGTAACTGCTGCGTTAGAGTTACTAGAAGACAAAATAGTCGTGCGTGTCAGTGTTGGTCCGGTGGTCGAGTACGTGCCGACCCCTACCTCCCAGTTACCTGACGAATCGGTAGCCGAATAATATGTGGTGTTGGTATTACCGACAACAGCAAATGACTGATAGCCAGTAACTGCCCCAGCTAATGTAAAACTTACAGTGGTGTTAGCGGTAGCCGTTTCTTGAACGCGGTCGTATAGTGCTAATGTCATAATTCAGCCGAATAAAGAATCATATTAAGGCTAGATACATTTGCGTATCCGGGAAGCCCCGCAGTAGTTGCTGAAGAAAAAGTTAAACGCATTGTGGCGTTGATAGGAGATGAGTTAATGTTAGTAACTGTCCCGGACGCATTTACAGCGGTAGTAGTAAAATAAATTCCGGGGGGAGCTGATGCAAACAAAAAAGTTGGTTGCGTTCGCATCGTAGTCGTAAACGGTACAGTAAATAGTGCTGTCGTTGTGGTTTCTGTATACCCCGAAAATGTAGAAAACCCTTCCTGACCATTAACTGCAGTTAGGTACCTATTGCATAAAGACAACTCAGTTCCAATAGGTTTAGCATCATATTGCGTCATGCGCTGACCGCGTTCTAACTGAAGACCTGTAATCCATATAAGGTCACTACTACCTGCTGTGCCAACAGGAGTAAAGTACAGTTTTAAACCAATTTGCTGCGTAGTAGACCCAATTGCTACAGTATAGCTATACCGTGTCCATGTCGTACTCATAGCTAATTGAGTACTTGATGTAGAAGCCCAGTTTGTACCTGTTAGTAAATTAGCGGCTGTTGCTTCTGTGCTAGTAGTATTTTGTGATATGGCTACTCCTAGTAAAGAACCAGACGGTGACCAATTTGAACCTGTCTTTGCCCAAAAAGAAAATGTTGCATATCCACCAGCAAAATCAACACTATCCATGCTTTCTAAAACATAAAAAACATATGCGGTATTAACGTTTGTGCTTAAAAAAGGGCGCTGTATCTGCATACTGTAATTAAACCCGGTAGGGCCAGTAGCTGCACGTGTGACCTGTATGTCTGCGGTGGTACCTTGATAAAAAGCAAATCTATCTGGGCCACCATATTTGACAGACGTTGTTACCGTATAAATGTCTGTCGGGAGGAATTGATAACGCCAGTACCTAAACGCACTATTAATAATACGATTTTTATTGCCAAAATTGTCTACTGTTAATATATTACCGGTGCTTAAAACTAAACTGCCGGTAGTACTATCAAAAGTAAAAGCTGAACTCCCAGCAAAAGCCCCGGCATTGTTGTACTGTACTTGAGTAGTGGACCCAGCAGGACTAGTGGTTGCCGCAGCCCATGTACCATCACCACGTAAAAAGTTTGAGCTTGAAGGCGTGCCTGTGACGGGGTTAGCCGCCATGTTTGTTACGGTGCTAATTAACGTGCCGCTTGCAGGCAACGAAAGAGAAGTATTAGCTGCAGCGGTAAACGTCTGAGTAAAAGCTCCGGCATGGGAGACATTCCCAGCAACAGTAATAGTGTTTGATCCGTTGTTTACACCTGTGCCACCATAAGTAGGGGTTATTAACGAAGCGTTCCATGTGCCTGTGCCAACTGTGCCCAACGTAGTCAAACTAGTTGATCCCGCTAAGGGGGAAGCACCCAGCGAAGTCAGCGCGGCTGGTGCTGTGGTTGCAGCGGTTCCACCAGAAGATATAGGCAGTGCGGTGGTTAATGCCAAAGCATTTGAAGAAAGCGTAGTCCCGTTCCAAGTCAGGGAGGCTGAGCCGCCAAAAGTACCGCTGTTATTAAACTGAAGCTGTGTGTTTGAGCCGCCCGGCGACGCGACACTTGTAATTAACTGGAACTGTGTACCGTCATACACAAGCACTACAACCGATGACGCTTGTAACTCTCCACCAACTAAAGCAGAGGCACCTGTTTTAGTAATGCTCTTAGCACCAAGGCTGTTGACGTTTAATGTGGCTGCACCTGTGTTTGTGTTAGTTATTTTTATAACTAGGGTTAACCCTGCAATATAAGAGGCGGGGGCATCGCCTGCAGCAAAAGCCACTGCGTATGTGTTTGCCGTTCCACTATCAACAAGATAATTTGCGTAGTTGTTGGGGTTGTTTAAAAACGTAGCCAACTGACTAAAGTTTGCATCCAATTGAGATAAAGGAATACTTCCGCTTGCTGTAGCAAACGTATAGGTCGGTGTAATTGGTGTAGTTGCCATAGGTTAATGTTCTGTATCAACTAAAGCCCAAGAAGCCGTTTCAGCGTTGTCAATTGTAGACCACGATGGCGTTTGTGCGTTGTTAATTGTTGTCCATGAAACGGGTTGCGCATCGTCCACAGTAGTCCACGTTGCTGTCTGTGCGTTGTCTATGACCCCCCAGTTTGGGTTTTGGCTGTCGTCAATCAACTTCCAGTATACAGCCGTGACTGTTCCCGTCAAGCCAGAAGCGACTACGCCAGAAAGCGCAACAGATATGCTCTTGGTTACCGCTCCTGCTGCGCCGGATGCGTTATTACCTGTTAAAACTTGGGTCGCAATTATGCTGCCCAAACTACCACTAGAAGACGTGCCGGATAGGGCAACAGTTTTAGCTGTAGTGATTGCCCCCGCTAGACCAGAAGCAGTGACGCTTGCAAGCGCGATCTCCGCAGACTGCGTAACTGACCCAACAGAGCCAGTGGCTATAGTTGTGTTGCCACTACCTACCCAGCCAACCGTTTGACTGCTGTTGTTTGTCCAAGTAACTATCTGGCTGCTGTTGTTTGTCCAAGAAACATCGGTGTTATTCAGCGCAACAGTTATGTTGGCTTGAGTATTACCTGCTATACCAGACGCCGCTACGCCAGATAAAGCAACTGTTACGCCGCCGTTAGAAACAGTACCAACAGCACCGGATGCAACCACTCCAGACAATCCGGTAGTCGGTACGACCGTTCCTACATCGCCAGAAGCCGCTACTCCAGAGATTGCAATAGTTACGCTGGTAACCGGAACTACCGTGCCTACTGCACCAGCAGCAGAAACGCCCGATATAGAAACTGACGTATTTGGTGTAGCTGTTCCAACAGCTCCAGCAGCCGATGTCCCCGAAATACTGGTGGATGCACTAGGGGCTACGGTTCCAACAAAACCGCTTGTTGAAACACCTGATACAGCAACCGTTGTACTAGGCACTACTGTGCCAACAGCGCTGCTAGCCGAAACACCTGTAATGCCTACGGTTACGTCAGAACCGGTGGTTACAAATCCAGTAGCTCCTGCGGCGCTTACGCCTGTAAGACTTGCAGTTACATTAGGATTTACACCTGTTATGACACCGGCAGCTCCCGTTGCATTTACACCAGAAAGCGCAACACTCGAGCTAGGAGTAACTGTGCCAACACTACCAGCAGCAGAAACACCGGATGTAGCAACACTTGCGCTGGGAGTTAAATTTCCAGTATTACCGGCGGCTACATTTCCAGTAAGGCTTCTAGTGTTAGAAGGAGTAACCGCGCCTACCGCGCCAGAAGATACTACCCCAGAGAGGGCGACTGAAACATCGCCTGAGACAGTTACTGTACCTACCGAGCCAGAAGCTACTACCCCAGAGAGGGCAACCGAAACAGCGCCTGAGACAGTTACTGTACCTACCGCACCAGACGCAGCTACTCCTGTCAGCGAAACCGTGACGTCTGGCGATGTTGCCGCTGGTAAGGCGGCAAACGGGGTTTGAGCAAATGCGGAGATACCAAACATGGTTTATGCGGCGTCTAGCCGCCCCCCGCTTATGTTGTAGCTAGGCGCAGTAAAGCAGTTGTTGTGGTGTTTGATGGCATGGTCAACGTAAAGTTGCCTGCCGTAATAGTCTGTGATCCAAACGTATGGACAGACACAGCCTTATTACCTTGTGTAGAGTTATAAATCAACACAGTGTCAAACGCCGTAGACAGTGTTACTGTGGAGTACACAATGCTGGCGGAGGGTGTCCAGTAACCAACACCTGCAGTAGATGAAGAGTTAGTGGATGATGGATTGGTGCCGTTAGTAACCGCTACACCGCCTGCAGTGTAGTTTGTGCCAGTCACCTCACCAGTTGCACTGTAAGCGGTAGTTGAAGCATTCAAAGTGGCTGTTGTCACATACAGAGCCGCCTTAAACGTATCCGCAGTGTTTGCGGTGTGCGCAGGATTAGAAGAACTGAAGTTATGTGTTGCGCTTAGCAGTTCGCCAAGGAACGAAGTGCACATTGATTGCGTGTTTGCCATGATATGTCCTTTATGCTATAGAAGCTGCTTCAGCGCCCGCAAAAGTGGGCATTTTTTTCAAAGTCACATGGGCTGAACGATGGACCAACTCAGCGTCTTTCCAATATTCTACCCAAGTAGTTAATTCGTTGTCGTCTTCAAAAGTACCTTCTTTTTTCTCAAGCATGGACTCGTCCATCTCTCCGTAAATTGTGGTTACTAACGCCATGTTTATGCTCCTTAAGAAATGCGAATTATTGCCGAAGTGTTGGTGACTGCCGGGAACTGCACCGTAAATGTCGTAGTGCTTGACTTGTCTGCGCCAAAATCGAGCACACAAATAGCGCCGTTATCACCGCCTTTATATATCAACGCCCCGCGTGCAGTAATAGCACCAGACCATACCGCATTACTAAACGAAATATACGAAGTAGCAGCACCAGTTTGGTTGCCTATTGTTGGGGTTTGGGCAATAGTCAAAGCCTGCCCGCCAGCCGTGTAACCAGATGCCACAACTTCGCCAGTGGTTGTGTAGTTGGCGGTGGTTGCGTCTAACGTGGCTAAATTGGTATATAAGGCTATGTAAAACGTGCCGGACGTGAAGTTAAACGAGCCGTTCATCAAGCCCGTTTTAAATGTGTTGCAAGTCCAGTTGCCTGTAAAAGCCATTATTGGACTCCGTTATTCTGCGGCAAAGGAGCCACGCGAGCCTGTCCGCTGCGATAAGCATCGCTGCGCTCCAGACCATCTCCAAGGCGTTTAGCAAGTGCAAGGGCTTCCTTGTACTTGGTGTCATACAACGTAATCAAGTCTTGTTCGCCCTTCATGTACGTGTATGCTTCCACCAAACAACCGTACAGAAGAACAGTATCAAAGTTATCTCCCAGCCAAGTAGTTGTGGCGGTTGTGATGGACTCGGGGTAATAGTAGTAGTGCAACTCAACGGAATAGGTCGTATTAGGGGTCGGCCCCACAATAAAAGACAACTCGGTTGTAATTGTGCTGCCCGAAACAGTCGGGCCAAACAACGCGTAGTATTTAGGAACGCCTGTATCTGTAGGGATTGGGTATGCCTCACGGATAAAGTTCACATCCTTGTTTAACAAGTACGTGTATGCCCCAGTAGTCGGGTCTATGACCGCTAAAGAATAAGCAGCCAAAAAGTCTGACGGAGTGGACAAATATTTATTACTAGACGCCACACTGCCTGTCACGTTTTTACGTAATGACGGAAACTGCACCGAGTTGTAAATGCGTTGTTCAGCCTGTTCAATCAGACGGTTAATCTGAGTTGTCGAAGACACGACTGTGCCGTCCGCCAAAGTGGTAGACGGAAAGTTATTTTCTGTGTACGACTGAATTGCTGTTACAAGCTCGGAATAGTTCATGCCATTGGGCCTCTAGACGTAAACCCTCTAGTAGCCGCTCCCGCGCCTCGCATTTTGATGCCGTCACTTTTAGTAGGCTCATCACCAGCGGATTTGCTAATTGCGCCAATAGACATATCAAGCGTTTCAGCTTTACTACGGTTTGGCTCTTTGCCGGGGTTAGAAGATACCGTTACGCTCTTGCCAGACATAGTGTGTGGCTTTGCGTAGGCAGATGCCGGTAGGTTGTTTTTAGCCATATTAGCCTCCGCGTGAAGAGCCGCGTTGATTCACGACTTTCGCCATGCCACGCCCATACTGCTTCATCATCTCATTGGTCTTGCCACCTTTAGCCAACTTAGTCATTGGCTTGCCGGGGTGCATCTTTTTTTCATGCTTGTGCACTGCACCTGCAATCATTTTCTTGTCCTGTTTTAAATCTGCTTTGTCCATTCTCAACTCCTAAGTTGTTACTACCTCTACTGTACCCAAACTTATGGTCGAAACCAAGTTGTTTGGGGTCATTTGCGCATCAAAAAAACTTGCTCCGCCAACTGGGGCCCAACCCCACTGAAAGATGCGACTACCACCACCAAGATAACCGTCTGCACCTAAACCAGAAACTTGGTAACTCACATCAGGACGTGGATCACGTACACCTTGTGGGTCGTCTACCGGATACATACCCAACTGCAACTGAGGTTGGTCGGGGTCCCAGCACGAGGAACAGACTAGCAGGTTATATGTCTTGGTCTTGATTACTTCCTTGCGTAACGCGGTTAACTTGAAACGAAAACCACATCGGTCACATTCAGCAATCGAGTTCTTGCCGGATGAAAACCTATTACCCATTAGGTGCTACCCCCAATGAACATTTGACGCGGAACAAGGCGGATGGCTGCACGTTCTTGGTCTTCATCGGCTGCCGTCATCCATGCTTCGTCGTACTGGGCTTTCAAAATCTGTAGTCTGTCCATACCGCCGGGGACTTTAAGCGCCAAATAATAGGCCAGCCCTGACGTCAAACAGTTGATAAATCTAAATGGGATGTCCATGACATTCACACCACCGCCTGCATCTTGCACGCGACGCATGCGCCAGTACACGAACTGATATGTCTGTGAACCATCTGGCGTAGGCCAGACTGTGATGCTTTGTTTTTGCACTAGGCTGATTGCTGCGCCAGAAGTGTGGGCTGCTGCCGTCGTGCCTTGCTGTCCGCGTGTGCAATTTAAAAGATACGCTGGTGTCGCACCATCGGCTTCAGAGAATTCATTAAACCCAATCAGCTCATTGCCAATTTGAATGAACCCTGCA